TGCCCCAAGTGCCACCGCCATAACACCTTTACTTTAAGTAGGGAGGGCAATACAATTAAATGGAACTGCTACTCTGCTTCGTGTAGCTATCGTGGAGTAAAACACAATTCAAGTATGTCACTAGAAGATATTAGATTTAATCATCAACGAAACAAAACGAAAGGAATACAAAATGACAGAACCACTACTCTCAATAATTTGGCTTATGCTAATATTTGTAGCGATTTTCTAGACACTTATTGTATAAACAATATAAGTATCCCCGTCCTATACGATCCGCTAGAAAGACGGGTGGCGTTTATGATCCAGAAATATGGCGAAAATGTGGACGCTATTGGTAGGGCATTGGACGTTTGGCGAAAGCCCAAATGGAAAAGATATAGTGACATTGACAGTGCGATTGTTGTACCGTTTGATGCCCCACCAAAACCTAATCTAATTATAGTAGAGGATATCATATCGGCATGGAAGGCAATAACATATCTAAAAGATACAGATGCCATGCCCCTTTTAGGTACATCATTATCTACTAATAATCTAAATAAGATATGGGATACATACCAGAATGTAACTATCGCGCTTGATAAAGATGCAACGGACAAAGCTATACAAATGTCTAGGAGAATATTTGTAGGCGTTGACAAGTGTAAGGTGGTTGCATTAGAACTAGACATTAAAGATATGGCTATAGAGGAAATACAAAATGTTGGAACTAGTCAAGGCACTGTGCAACAAAGAAATATATGAGCAGATCGGACGAAACGTACCTGTTACTGCTTTTGAGAAAGAACCTAAACGAATTGTAGAGACAATCATATCCGCGCAAGATGCGTATGATACTTCAATTAACTTATCTGAGTTAGAAAATCTATTCTTCAGTAACAACAACTCGCTAACAAAAGCGCAAGAGGATAGCTATAAACTTCTCTTTGCCAAGATGAAACAGTCGGAGGATATATCTGTCGATGTAGCCAAGGACGTTATGCATAATCTGTGGCGTATAGAAATTGGTAGGCGAGTATCTGAGATAGGCTATGCCCTGACAGAGGGTGATGAGAATAGCCTAGATAGTTTATCTAAATTAATAGATGACTATGCCTCTGGCTTTGTTACGGATGCATCCCCTTTTGAGGGCATTGACTTAGACCCACAAAAATTAATTGACTCCATGAACGTGCAGACACGGTGGGCATTTAATATATCATCTCTTGCGGAAAGGGTATCGGGTGTATCGGCAGGACACTTTATAGTGATAGGCTCTAGACCAGAAACGGGAAAGACTTCTAGCCATGCATCGTTTGCGATGGGGCCGTATGGCTGGATAGAGCAGGGGGCAAAGGTACACGTACTCTGTAATGAGGAACCTGCCAATAGGGTAGCACTGAGGTATCTAAGTTCAGCCACAAATAAATCAGAGGAAGAACTACTAGGGGGTGGCGGTAGTCTAATCAATGGCGAATGGAAAAAGGATAATTTATTTATAGATAGGATAGAGGAGTCGTATGGTATAGATGGTATCGAGGCCCACCTAAAAGAACATAGGCCAGACATACTTGTTATAGATATGTTAGACAAGGTAACACTACCTGATAGCAAACACATAACTGCCCAACATGAAAAGCTACGTGAGATATACAGACGCACTAGGGATCTAGCTACAAGGTATGAGTGTGCTATCTTTGGGTACTCCCAATTGTCAGCAGATGCAGAGGGCAGGGTAAATCTTAACCTGAGTATGATGGAAAACAGTAGGACAGGTAAGGCAGCTGAAGCTGATCTTATGATACTGATTGGCAAGTATGCCATGATAGAAGGATCAGATGAGGGTGATCCCCGTAGAGTATTCAACATAGCTAAGAATAAAATTAGCGGTTGGCATGGACAGATAAATGTAATGTTAGATGGAAGAGTTGCGAGGTATGATGACTAAAAGATTAGTAGTAGATATAGAAAATAGTGTAACAAGAAAAGAAAACATAATAGATAACAAGCCCCACAATAAAAATAATGAATTAGTTTCTATTGGTATACTGGATGTAGATACGGGTGAAGAAGAGTATGTGGCTGTTTACCATCGTGATGTTTCACATGAAACACATAGTATAAACGAAGTTAAATATAAAATACAGAACGCTGACATTCTTATAGGACACAATATAAAGTATGACCTACAGTGGCTATGGTCAGTCGGCATTACATATGACGGTGACATATATGATACTATGATAGGTGAATACATACTGGCTAGAGGAGAAAGGATGAGTATGTCTCTTAGTGCCTGTTGTGAGAGGCGAGACTTAGCCAATAAAAAATCTGACATAACTAAAGAGTATTGGGATAAAGGTATAGGATACGAGGCCATGCCTTGGGAGATTGTAGAGGAGTATGGTAGAGCAGACATTCGTGCTACGAGGGATCTGTATCTAGCCCAGATAAAAGATCTAGATAACACTACGCTTATGCCTACAGTTAATCTAAGTAATAGGATGTGTATGTGTTTGTCTGAGATAGAGTATGGTGGGTTAGCTATAGATGAGGCAAAGCTCGATCACGTTGAGTTTAACTATCGCATGGAAAAAAAGGATCTAATAAGAAGGCTACAAGAATTAGTACACAGTTACATGGGTGATACGCCTATCAATCTTAGTAGTCCAGAGCAGGTATCTTCTATGATATTCTCTTACACTCCAAGGGATAAAAAGAGCCACGCCATAACATATCAGTTGGACAGTCCGTTTAGACCTAGGATAAGCACAGATAAATTTAGGAGGCTTGTTCGTAGTGGCTGTAAAAAGGTAATGAAAACAGTAGCTTCTGTGTGCAAAATGTGTAAAGGTACAGGTAAAGTACATAAGATAAAAAAAGATGGTACTCCCTTTTCAAGAGCGCACACCTGCCATGAGTGCGGTGGTGCAGGTATGAGATATATGGAAACAGGTGATGTTGGTGGTCTAAAGATATTCCCACCCGATAGTACATGGGTGACTGCTAACGGATTTAGCACAGATAAAAATAGACTACGGGTTCTAGCTAAACAACTTAGATCTTTAAACCCCGACAAACATTCAGATGCTATTGAGTTCTTGGAAAAGGTTGAGCGTCTTGGTGCTGTTGAGACATACCTATCTGCGTTTGTAGAAGGTATTAAAAAAAGACTGATAGGTAATATGCTATACGCTGACTTCAATCAGTGTCGAACTGCTACGGGTAGACTATCTTCATCATCACCTAATATGCAGAATATGCCACGGGGTAATACCTTCCCTGTTAAAGAGGCATTTGTGTCAAGGTATGGCGAAGGTGGCACACTGTTTGAGTTTGACTTTGCACAACTGGAGTTTAGGGTAGCTGCATTCCTATCGGCTGACCAGACAGCTAGACAAGAAATAGAAACAGGCTTTGATGTTCACACATATACAGCAGACTATTTAACCAACAACGGTCAGCCTACGTCTAGACAAGAGGCTAAAGGTAGGACGTTTGCCCCACTGTATGGGGCGATGAGTGGTACACCTGCTGAAAAAGCATACAACTTACACTTCATTGACAAATACTCTGGTATAAAAAAATGGCATCAGAGTTTACAGACAGAAGCTATTAAGAATAAATGTATTACGTTGCCAACAGGTAGGCAGTTTGCATTTCCCCATGCTAAGAGAACAAAGACAGGAGGTGCAACAGGGGCTACAAAGATAAAGAATTATCCTGTACAGGCACTGGCTACAGCAGATATTGTACCACTGTGTCTTGTCACATTGAGAGATTACTTACAAAAAAATAAATTAAGAACTACAATAGTGAATACGGTGCATGACAGTGTATTGCTTGATTGCCCGAATGAAGAGGTCGATAGGGTTAAACAACTTGTAGAGGATATATTATCCCCTAGTTCAACTAAGGATCGTATCTATTTATACTATAATATAAACATGGATGTGCCTTTACCTGTCGATACAAAAACAGGAAGCAACTGGCTTAATATGTCTTGACAAAGTGGGTTGTTTTATGTATAACTGAAGGTCTTGTCTTTACACAAAGAAAGGAAAAAGAATGGCTGAAACACAAGAAATAGTTAAGATAGAAGAGTCTGCTGTATTAGCAGAGTTAGCCAAAAGTTTTGGTGAAACAGGTGGTGAGTCTACCTCTTCTAGTTCTCTAGCTAGATTAAGAATAGAGAGGGAAAATTTAGAAGACAGTAATGGGGATATCATCTGTCCATCTGGATACTTCTCAGTCACTAGTGATGAAGGTAAAGTATACGCAAAGGAAATATCCTTTCGTTATTATGAACATCGTTACAGATACAAAAGGTACGATGCGTATGCGGAGCGCACCACTAAGGATGGTGACAAGGTACAGGGATCTTACATACACTCTGTATTAGTTAAAGGGCCACGCGATGAAGCCCCATCTGATGATGGTGACTTCCAGTGTGGTAGACCTCTAGAGTACATAAAAGATTGGAAGTCTCTTAGCAAAGATAGGCAAGAGTTTTTGCGATCTTGTAGGCTAATGATTATCTTTTATGGCGAAGCAACCATGAAGGGTGTTAATGAAGAGGGCAAGAAGACTGAGATTACATTGCCTGTAGAAATAGAACTATCAGGTAAGACCTCTGGTAAAACTCTATCTAAATTTTTCTTAGATATGGTTTCAAAGAAACGTGTTCTTCCTAATTCTAGAGTAGTACAGATGAAGAGCAAAAAAGTATCGGGCGGTGTCACTTACTATGACATAGATATATCTATTACAGATGATACTTCCTACTCTATGAACGATGATACTGTAGAACTTTTCGGTAAGTTTCACGATCATATAGCTCAGATTAATAAATGGGTTATGGACAAACACACAACAGCAAGTGGTTCGGCAGGGTCTGATGGGGATGATGACTTTATAAATCTTAATGAGGATGCTGCTTAATGGATTTGAAGTTAGCAAAGGTTATTAGTTGGCTTCAAAAAAATATGGATGGGGAGGTGTCCATGACAGAGGACACTATCTCCACCGTATGTAATGATGTAGCTGATGCATTACGTAAACAGTTTGCTTCTTCAACAAATAGAAGAGAATTTAAAATAAGACCATCTAATCTTGGTAGGCCCTTGTGCCAATTACAGATGGAAAAGAAAGGGGAAAAAGGAGTAGCGTTTTCATATAATTTCTTACTACGAATGATATTAGGAGATATAGTAGAAGCGGTACTAAAGGGCGTTATAAAAGAAACTAACCTAGAAGGATATAAGTCTTCTCAAAATCTTACTACTAAAATAGGTGAGCATACAATAACAGGAGAAGCAGATTTATCTTTTGATGATGGTAGAATTGATGACATAAAATCTACTTCAGACTTTGCTTTTAGAAATAAATTTGTCAGTTGGAATGCATTGAAAGAAAAAGATTCTTTTGGATACGTAACACAATTACACGTATATGCTTCAGCTACTGGCAAACCTGCTGGTGGTATATGGGCAATGAATATAACCACTGGTGAACTTAATAGGATAGAAAGCACAGATACTAAAGAAGAAGTGTCTAGTATTCTAAAGGAAGCAGAGAATAAAATAGATGCATTAGTTTCAGATGCACCCTTTGAAAGGTGCTTTGAAGATGAGCCAGAAACATTTAACAGAGTGCTTACTGGAAACAGAAAACTTGGTATGGAATGTTCTTGGTGTAAATATAGATTTAGTTGTTGGCCTAATATGCAAGAGAGAGAGTCAGTATTCTCTAAGGCTAAGAGCAAACCTATGGTAGCATACACAGAATTAAACTTCATGGGAGAGGAAGCAGCATGAATACACAAGAAGAAAATGTAAACCCTTATGTAGATTTAACAGACGAGGATCTTAATGAACGTATCTTAGAACTTAGTAACGAGCTACGTGATTTAAGAAATGAAGCAAAACATCGTCAGACTGCTATAGTACGTGAGGCATGGGAAAACCTACAAGAAGCCCAAGCATCATATAAAAATGCAGTAGGTGGAAATGTACAAAGAACGTATGTTTATAATCGCCCCCTTGGTTCAATAAACTATGGTCGCATTAGATTATAGATTAGCGCATGGTTTTAGATCAGGTTTAGAAGAAAGGGTATCTGAACAACTAGCCTTCTTAAATATACTAGACTGCTATGAGATTAAAAAGATACCCTTTGTTCAACCAGAAAAGCATAGAAATTATACACCAGATTTTTGGTTACCTAACGGAATAGTAGTAGAAACAAAAGGTATATTTACCGTACAGGATAGACAAAAACATTTACTAGTAAAAGAACAATATCCTGATTTAGATTTAAGGTTTGTATTTTCTAACTCAAGAAACAAACTAAGAAAAGGAAGTAAAACTACGTATGCCGATTGGTGTAACAAATACGGTTTTATATTTGCCGATCAGCTTATACCTGAAGAATGGATAAACGAAAAAAAGAGAGGCAAAAATGAGAATAAAAAACCGAATGAACCTACAACCAAACGAACTGTGCGTACTAATAAAAGTAAAGGCAGAGATACCCGAAGAAAAACAAATTGAATTTGATATACTACCTATACTCCACGAAGATATGTCAGAGCTATCAGACTCTGCCGTAGATACTGTTACTGATATAATGAAAGCAATGTGTGCTGTCGCAGTTCTTGAGCCAAACGCACTAGATGTTTTGCTTGAGATATATTATAATAAGTTTCAAGATATGGAAAGAATGAAAGAAGAAGAAGAAACTAGGGGAATAGTTATACCTTTTCCTGTCC